TGTACCCGGACATGGAAGAAACCATGCGGGCGGCAAAACTGCTGATCGAAGACGGGTTTGAGGTCATGGTCTATTGCTCGGACGACCCGGTATTTGCCCGAAAATTGGAAGATTTAGGCTGCGCCGCCATCATGCCGCTGGGTGCACCCATTGGCTCCGGCCTGGGCATTCAAAACCGCGTCAATATCCGCCTCATCGTAGAACAATCCAGCGTCCCCGTCATTGTCGATGCAGGCGTAGGTACGGCGTCCGATGCCACAATCGCCATGGAGCTAGGCTGCGACGGCGTCCTGATGAACACCGCAATCGCCGAAGCCCAACACCCGGTTCAGATGGCCCGCGCCATGAAACACGCGGTAATCGCAGGCCGGGAGGCGTACCTGGCCGGAAGAATGCCCCGCAAAAAATACGCCGATCCAAGTTCGCCGTTGGCGGGGCTGATTTAGGGGAGCGTTCTTTCCTTCCTCCGTTTTTCACGGGGGAAGTGCCGGAGCTCTTGCGTAGGCGATGGGGGCCGACGCTCTTGCGGCGTCGTGAGGCAATAGTGAGTGACGAAAGTTTAGAAGCGCACAAGAGGTGCGCGCGCCCATCGAGCGCCAAGAAGCGCCCACTTCCCCCGTGAAAAACGGAGGAAGGAAAAGCAAAAAACACTATAGTTCCAGGTATTCAAATTGCGTAGCACCCCGCCCATAACTCTGCGACATCTGGTAAATTTTGACCGATATTTCTGTTAGCTGACTTCCCAGTGTCGTTTCAAGCTCCGCCACCGGGATTTGCAGGAACGGCACCAGGGTTTCTTTCGTCAACACCAACACCCCGCCCGCGTCCAAAAACTCGACCACGTAGCGTTCGCTGTCCTCGCCGAGCGGCACATCGAGCGCGGCCCAGTTGTCGCCGCCGACACGGGTGCGGCGAATCCAGCTTATGTTTATATTGATGCCGCCACGTTTCACTTTTATGTGAACCGGAGAGAGCGGGCGCAGGTGGTTTGCCTGATAGTCCAGGGTGAACTTTTCCGCCTGCTCGCGGCCATTTGTTGTTGCGGTGAAGCTCAATTCGCTGCCGCGTAGTTCCGGGCTTGTGGACAGATCTTGCCAGCCTTGGCCCAGATAGATGACGCGGGCCCCAGCGGGGACTGTGGTGCCGAGCACATAATCGGTGCCGAACTGGCCACGCAAAAACTTGTTGATCCGGTAGGTGTCGGGCGCAACCAATTCGACAATTGCAGCTTGCAGGATTTCCCAACCCAAGGCGGTTTCCACAGCCAGCATATTGCCGCCGACAAACACATCTGCATCAGATAGCGACGCAAGAGCAACACCCGGCATGAAGATATCCACCTGCCCGGCCATATCAAACCGTCCGACCGGGCCGGGCGGTAAATCTGTCAGCAGTGTGCCAATAACAATCGGCTCGTCGATAGTGATTTTATCACCGCTGGCGCTGGCAATCACAGTATCCGCGAACGGACTAACCACAACCCCGACCAGTGGGCCAGTGCGGGTGCCATTGCCGGTAAAGTCCGTGATATCTAGCCCGTAGCCTTCCGGCGCAGAGACCCAAACTGGTGCGGTGGTGACGCCCGGCTCGCTACCGCTGGACAGATTAACCGCACCGACATGGATACGCCTTGCCTGGGCGGTGCGCCCGCCCAGACCGTCCAAAGCCGTGATTTGCCAGTCGCCGTCCGTTTGGACGAGCCGGACAATATCGCCCGCCTCCAGCCCAAGCAAGGACGGCGGCACCGCGAAATCCAGGCTTTCATTTTCCCGTAAAACCTGTTCAAGTAATATGTCAGCAATGGTTTTAGCCTGCCCGGTGTCCAGCACCAAGGGGGCAAAAATATCCACAATACGTTCGGTCTGAGCATATAAATCCCGGGCCATGGCCGATCCCGCCTGATAATCTCTGGCCTGGTCGATAAAGCTGATGCGTACGTCTTTGATGCGGGTTTCGCCGTCGGCGCGTTTAATACTCAAGCTTGGTTGGTCTTTGTTATAGATCAAATTTTCGGGGGCGATATTGAACAAGGCTTGCGTCCCGCGTGAAGCAAAACTCAAGCCCTCAGCCCGCTCAATCAAATCAAAACCGTACAGACGTGACAGCGGCGTCAAGGCGGCCCGCGCACTCATGGGTCTGTCCAGAACATAACCGCTAACCATGCCCAGAACCTTGCTGACATCGGGCGCATCTGCGCCGCTTGACAGCACAATATCACTAACAATATCGGCCAGACTAACCAGTCCAGTACGCCCGTTTATCCAGTGTCCGGTGCGCCAATTGCCGCCGTCTGACCAGACATCAAGCCTGGCCGGGAAATCCGGAAACGGTCTGGCGTCCCAACACCAAATATGGGCGCGAGATAGATCCACCATGGGCAGGCCGTACACGCTGGACACCGGGTTTTTGTTGTTGTCTTCTTGCCAATAACCAAGGAAAGCCTCGATATATCGGCGCTGGATTAAATCGTCGCGAGCGGCATTGGAATAATAAGGCGCATAGCTTTCGGATGATTTTGGATCCCAAAACACATTGGGTTGGTTGGCACCTTTATCAATGGCCGGGCAACCGATTTCGGTAAACCAGATCGGTTTTGACTGCGGTACCCACGGGCTGGCGCTGGCCTGCTCGACGCCGCCAATTCTGTCATAATGGGGATTGGCCCACCAACCTTTGACGTCTTTATAACGAAACACCCACGGCTTGTTATAGGCCCCATCACTGATCGGGGTACGGGTCTGGCTGTCGCGGTCAGTCCCACTGGTATAATACCAGTCATAACCCTCGCCGCCTTCCATGTTAGAGCTCAGATAATCCGCATCATAAATGCGCTCATAATTTTGCCCGTCGATATGATCGACATTATCGCGCCAGTCGGACAGGGGAAAATAGGCGTCTATGCCGACCGCATCAATATTGTTGTCGGCCCATAGCGGGTCGAGATGAAAGCGTATATCACCGGAGCTATCATGATGCCCGAAATACTCCGACCAGTCGGCGGCATAACTTAATTTGGTGCCCGTCCCCAGTACCAAGCGCACATCTGCGGCCAATACTTGCAATGCGCTGACCGCTGGATAATTGGAACCTGCTCCGCGTACCGTAGTCATGCCGCGCATTTCCGAGCCGATAATAAACGCATCCACCCCGCCTGCCGCCGCCATCAAATGGGCATAGTGCAGTATCATGCGGCGATATTTATATTCGCTCGCTCCGCTATATGACACCACCCCGCCCGATACCGAAAAATCGGATATATTTGCGCTGCCGAAAAAGTCCTGCACTTGTGAGGTTCCGCCTGCGGTTTTATCAACCGTGCCAATCTGCCCGGCGGCCGGATTACAAGTAATGCGCCCGCGCCACGGAAACACCGGCTGACTATTACCGCCGTAAGGGTTGGGCAAGGTATTGCCCTCTACAATGTCCATCAGGATAAACGGATATAGGCTGGCGGTCAGGCCACGGGATTTAATCGCCTGTATAGCTTCGACAACCGATGCATCGCTCGGTGTGCCGCCGTAAACTGGCCGATCGTCTATTTTCGAGATTAGATAGGCACTGGCGCGGGTATCACTGCCCACTTGCCAATTGCCCGGCTTGTCAATCCGGTCACAGCTTTCGACTCCGGGTCTAAGCTGACATTCGCTAAGCCGCAAATCATCCCCGAACCAGCTAACGATCAAGGTCACATGGGTGCAATTTGGTAGGCCGGATTGTAGCTGGTCAAGAGCTGCATCCATATCGGCGCGGCCCGTAAGATTGTTCATATTAACCGGGCGAGAAGTGCCGGGGCCGAGCCTTTCTTCGGTGATGGTGGTGCCGTAAGCAAATTCGCCGGAACCGGGGATCAAATCCACCCCCGTGACCAAATCTTCCATGCGCGGCGCTTGATTGGTACGCTTGGGTGCGCGGACAATTTCAAAATTAAGTTGCGGTAGACGCGCCCCGAAATCGTCCAGGGGCATGTCCTCAAACACCATATAGGCGGTGCCGCGAAAGGCCGGGACTTGTGTGCCTTCTATCTCCGCGATTAACGGGTCGGGGGCTTGGTCTTCGCTGCCCTTGTAAAGCCGGATGTTCAAATCCTTGCTTTGCAAAGCCTGACCATTGGCCCATATCTGCCCGACCTCCAAGATTTCACCTTCGCACAAGCCAACCGCAAAACTAAGGGTATAACTATAGGTGTTGGTGCGCGGGCCGCCGCCTTTGCCGCCGCGTTTTTCCTGGCGTTTGTGTTCCTTGACCTCTGCGGCCCAGATCACCTGACCGGCAATCCGCACCCGACCATAAACCCGGGCCATAGGCGCACCGTCGCTTGAACCTTGAATATGCAAAGTTTGCAAGCGCGGCCCTTCAAACACCCGGTTGTCCAGCGCATTGGTAATGGCTTGTCCGGCATAGGCAACACCGATGCGGCCTGCGGTCTGCAATAATGTACTGCCAAAATTTTTGACGGCGGTTAAAACGAGTGTGGTCATATCAGGAACTCAAATTTGGAAATGAATAGGCATAGGCACGCCGCCGTAACCAGTACGGGGCCAGGAATGAGCGCGTCACCGCCCGACCCCAATAGGCATGAACAATAAGGTCAGGCTCGATCAGCACCGCCATATGTTTGGCCTGCACTCCGGCCTGCATTCGAAATAACAATATGTCTGCGGGGCGGGCATCGCTCAGGGTGACCGGGTCAAGATGATGGTCGCAGGCCGTCTTTAATATCTCATTTTCACCCGCCTCGGCCCAGTCCGGCGTATAGGGGGGCAATTTGGTGGGTTCGCATCCATACAGCTTGCGCCATAAGCCGCGCACCAATCCTAGACAATCGCAGCCCGCATATTTGGTAGAGCATTGGTGCTGATAGGGCGTGCCGACCCAACTTAGGGCTTCGTCGATAACAGCTTGGCGGGATATAGTTTTTAACATCAGGAATACCGGGACGAACCGTCTTTGGTGTCAGTGGCACGCGGGGCGCTGAAAGCAGCGTCTTCCCCGATCAAATATGGGAAACCGCGAAAGTTGGTGGTGTTTTGAAATTGTCTACAGGCTTCGTAGGTGCGCGGGCATGTGGTGCTACCGGGAAAATTGCCCGCATCCAGACCGCATCTGGTGTCTGCAAAGCTGGCATCGCAGGATTTTGCAAATACCCGCCCTGTCGAGCGTTCAAGCACGGCGGCACGGCCCACCAATTCGGCTTCAAACTGGCCATCGCGCATGTGGATATCCCCAAGTTTACCGCTCCAGATCAGGCCATTCTCGCTTGGTTGCATCCAGTTAACACGGCGAATTTCAACCTGCGCACTGTCATACAGTCCGGCGCGGATATCGGCCTTGGTAATCACATCAGAGCTGAGAAGTCCCTGCACGGCAGAGTTATCTAGGGCAAAGCCGAGACGGGCATCAATATCAGACGGGCTAAACCCGGACGCGGCTTGATAGCTAACGCCGTCCACAACCAAATCCCGGTCATGGTCGGTAAAGCCCAGCACCATATCATCGCGTCTGGTCAGTTTCCAAACCCAACACAAACTCGTGGTTGCGCCTTCAATATGGGCTTGAAATTCAGGAGAAAATTCACGCATGGGCCAGCACCTCTATCAGAGGTATATTGACCGCGCCGCCCGCGCCGAACGCTTCCAGAGATGTGTTTAAATGCGCAATGTCAAATCGCACCGGCACATCAAATTCAAAGCTGGCAGAGATCACGACACCGTTTGCTGGAGCCGTATCAAATGTCACCAGACCGGTAGTGTAATCAATGCTAAAATCCGTGGTTGATTGTGCATTCAAACGCATGGCCAGGCTTCCGAGCACAGGCTTGGTGATCATGCGTTGCCACGATCCGGCCAGGTCTTCATAGGATTTGCTAAGCTGGAATTCTGTTGTCTGCCCATCACCAATACCAATATTGTTATCAGCGGTGAAATCCACGGGATCACGAAACCGAAAGCTATATAATTGCCCGCGCCGAGCTTCAAAAAACGCGATTAAAATCTGCATATCGCCCAAGTTTTTAATGCCAACCCCCGCATCATATTTACGCCGTGAATTCGCTTGTGCCGTATTACGCTGTTCGTGACCACTGGCTAAAGTAATGATTACCGTCTGGCGTACCGGCCCACCGCTAGCCCCGAAAGCCAGTGACAACGGAAAGCTGACATCGTGAAATGAAGACATAGTTTTTGTTCCTTTTCTTCCTTCCTCCGTTTTTACGGGGGAAGTGGGCGCCTCTTGGCGCTCGATGGGGGTGCGCACCTCTTGTGCTCTTCTGAATTTTCGGTATCCACTTTGCTACGCAAGGCCGCAAGAGCGGCAGGCCCCCACCGCCTGCGCAAGAGCTCCGGCACTTCCCCCGCAAAAGGCAGGAATGAAACAATCAAATAAATTTCTGACCTTGGGCCACTGCCCTGACCAAAGACGCGGATATCTGGCCTTGGGATTTTTGGAAACTGCTTGCGTCGTTTACGCCGGTGATATTCATGACGATATTGAGCGGATTTACGGTTTGCGACGCGCCGCCCGCCTTGCCCCCAGACAGGGCCGCACTTAACGGGTCAATTACCAATTCTTGAATGGCCAAGCTGGCCAAATCTCGGGTGATGGCGGCGGCCATATCGCGAAAGGAAAACTCGCCGCGTCTGGCGGCCCGTTCCAAAGCCAGCGCAATCCGTTCGCCGGCCTGCTCAAAACTTTGGGCTGCCAAATCGGCAGCATCTTTGGCCGGGCCTTGGGCAAAATCCGCCAACACTTTGCCAGCTTTTTCTATATCACTCATCTTTAACCTCATCAGGGTAAGTGTTCATCAAATCATCAAATTTGTCGTGAGCAATGCCGGGCTTGCCCGTACCGGAAATCAACACCAGCCAATCGCGCACCGACATTTGCCAAAACTCGGCAGGGGACAGGCCAAACCCGCGCACGGCAGTTTTTAACCACATGTCAAATGGCCATTGGTTCATGAGAACGTCTCCTCAAACAAGCGGGCCAAGGCTGGCATATATTCACCGGGCTTGGCCCGTTTGATCATGGCCGGAATGCGCGTTGTTCCGGTGTGGTCTTCGGCGCACAACATGCATTCCAACAAAGCAAGCACTTCGGATGGGTTGTGCTTGCAATTGGCAAAATTCCTGATTTTTTGGGCAAGCTCCAGCGGCCCCCTGACCCCGAGACGGCTCTCCATATGGGCCAAAGAGCCAAGCGTTAAACGCAAACGATATGTGCGGCCTTCGATTTGAAAGGCCACATCCCCCTTTTGAAACCCAGTGCCTTTTTGAAAATATGGCATTACAAAGCTGCAAATACGGGTTTGCCTGCCGATACCAATACCAGTTCATAGCTGGCCTCACCTTGGTAGCTACCGGCATAATTCAAAGCAGAGATCAGGAACAATCCGGTAATCGTGCCGAAATCCGGAATGATGATCTCGTAAGTTTCAGCCGTTTGGTTAAAAAAACTGGTGCGCACCAAGGCATCAGAGGCTCCATCTTTAAAAATACCGGCACCGCTAATCTCAATTGATTTTATGCCAGCTCCTGGCAAAAGTTCGCGCCAGGCTTCCTCGCTCCCTGAATCGGTAATGTCGATGGTTTTGGCCCCGAATTTCAAACTCTTGGTCCGAAGCCCGGCGACCGTGACAAAAGCATTTTGGTCGTTCCTGATTTTAATGAGCATATCTCGCCCGCGTTGTGCAGCCATAATGGCGTCTCCTTCATTAGGGTTGGGTTGTAGCGTTAAACCGGATAACGCCGTGGAGGGTGCGCCCGTCCGGGGCGCGAAAGTTGTCGGTGAAAATCACATTGGCGTTGATCAATTTCCCTTCGGACAATTGCCAGTTACCGTTCTCCAGCACTTCCGATACGGCATTGGTCAACGCCATGATTTCGGCGCGGCCACCATACCGTGACCATAGATGCAATGTCATATTATGGGCGGTGAGTTGTAAGTTATCACCGCTCACATCTGCGCTGCGCTGTGGCCCATATGTGAGATAGGGATAGACCGGATCTTCGGGCACATGGTCATATAGTCTTGGGTTTGCCCCCAGCAGGTTTTGTACCCCTATGTCTGTGCCTAGGGCTAAATGTACGGCCTTTGCCAGGGCTTGCGCCTGATTAGTATCGTTCATTGTTGTTCCTCCTCGCAGATCAGATGCAGACGTTCACGGCGGTTGTCCGGATCGGACGCAGTGAGGACCCGCAATGTCCGATCGTCCCACAGCAGGCGGGCACGCACGGGAAAGTCACGTTGCCAGCGCACGGTTACAAGATAGGTTTTGGTAATGGCAGCCCGGCCGTTCTGCGCCCGTTCGTTCAATGTCTTTGGTTTGATATGGGCCCAGGCCTGGCCAAATAAAACCCAGGTTTTTTGCACACCGCCAAATTCGTCCGGCGTTGATTGCGGTATATAAATGCCGAGCCTGGTGCGTAAATTTCCGATCATAGCCGCACCGTCTTGTAGGGGGCCAGCAGGGCTTCGATGATAGCGGGTATGGCTGGTGCTTGCGCGGCCTCGCGAAATTCGAAAGCGTGGGTCACGAGCAGAACAATAGCTTGTCTGATTGGCAAGGGTATATCGTCAGGCGTATCGCCGTAGCCGGCTTCAAATTGGATTTCCAATATTGTAAATTCGGCAAGATAATCCGTCCAGTTTTTGTCGGGATTAAGCCGGATTTCACCGGGCTCCGTTTTTGTGGTTACGGTGTAGTCGCTTTGGGGAATATCAACCGCTTGGTCATTTTCTGCAATCAAGGTCATTCTGACAACCGAAACTAACGGCGGACGCGGTAGGCAAATATGCCTGGCGTGGGGTATTGAAGTTTTATAAATGAATGAGCGGCGGACCAAAGTACGGCCAATGCTGTTTTCCACCTGATGGCGGGCGGTTTTGATCAGGTTTTCTATCAGCGTATCTTCTGACGTCCCGTCGACGCGCATGAAAAGCTTCGCATAGGCAAGGTCAATGGGCTCGACCAAAGGTGGTGCCAAATCTATAAGGGGCATAATATTTCTCGAAGTAAAATTGGGCGGAAACTAGCGGGGGTACGCAGAACTTAGGTGGCTGCCCCCACAAGGGGGATGGGGGCAGCCATTCGCTTGTGAGGGGGTTAGCTCACCGCGAATTTGAGAAGTTTGATGGCACTGAAATCCTGAATGCCGCCGCCGACCCGTTTGGTTGTGTAAAACAACACATAGGGTTTTGCAGAATATGGATCGCGCAAAACTCTTACGCCCTGGCGGTCAACAATCAGATAGCCGCGCCCCAAAGGCAATGGAGGTGCTGTCAGCGTCGATATCTGGCATGTCTTCAATTTCGACCAAGGGATAGCCCAATAGAGATGAAGGTTGGCCAGCAGCGGCGGCGGGTTGCCAGATATAATTACCGTCGGCGTCCTTGAACTTGCGAAGAGCGCCAACCGTGCGCCGGTTCATGACGAAGCTGGCACCGGAACGGTAGCGGGCTTGGGGCGCGTAGATGAGGTCAATCAAGGCATCAATGGGTGCGCTAGAAGCAAATGCGCCGGCGGCACCTGTCGCAATATAGCCGACATTTCCCCACGTATGGGATGCATTGGCAACCGCCGTATAGTTCAGCAATCCGCTTGGTTTATTGATACCGTCACCGGATGTGAATGCGGCGGTTTCCTGGGCGGCAAATACATCGCGAACTTCGTCCGCCAACCATTGGTCCACATCAGCTACACCGTCGTCCAGCAAGATTTGCGTAGCGGCAGGCATGGCGTAAAGTTCGCCTGTCGGGAAATCCAGAAGATCCATCTGCGGGGCCGTCGTTTCTGGTCTGGCGGAAGTTTCGCCAGCCCAACCGGAGGCCGCGCCGCCAATGCTTATCGGTTTCTTAAAGCTAACCGCGCCGATAGAGCGGGTCGTTGCAATTGTCCGAAACGGCGATGCCTCGACCAATGCCCGGTCAATGCGGCTTTCTGTTTCAGCCGGGGCGACATAGCCGCCCTCCGCGCCAACACCTGCGGTTAGGGCCTTGCCTTCAAGTGAATTCAGAGCACTCAGGGCCTGCACATCACCTGTGCGGATATAGGATGACCATGCGGTTTTGGCTTCGCAGTTTTGCGGGGATTCGCCAATATGGGGCTGGGCGGTTTTGATGGCCAGACGTTCGATTTTGCTGGTTTGTTGATCCAGTGCCGTGTTCAAGCGGTCGACTTTTTCCGTGAGCAGGATATCTGCCGATTGCTTGGCTTCTATTTCGGCCAGGCGCTGATCATTGGCGTCTTTGAAAGCGGCAAATGTAGCGGAAAAATCTGCTTGTGCAGTCCGTAATTCGACCGATTTGACCATTTTTATTTCCTTTTGGTTGGTTGTTTTCTTGGGGGTGGTTTTGAGGTTTCTCACATTGTTCTCCTGTGTGAAATTGGGTGTTCATAAGTGAACTTTTTATCGACTTGGTCATCGATTTGGGCGTCGATTTGGGTGATGCGTGCGGCACGCAACATTGGGAAGGCGACGATGGAGACCTCCCAAAGCTCTAATTCAATTAAGGCCCGGCCAGGATTGAGTGGCCGGCTTCGAAGTGTTCTGTAACCAATGGACAGGCCTGTAAGCGCTCCGCCGCGCACCAGTCTGGCCGTGCGGTCAGTGTGTTTGGTTCCAAGGTAAATATCGCCGCAGACAAATAATCCCGTAGCGTCTTCAAACATTCGGTTCCAAACCCCGATCGGCTCTTTGGTTTCGTGGGCAAAAAGCATGGGTAATGTGCCGTCTTTGAGCGATAAAATGCTGCTGGCAAAAGCACCTCGGTGGACAATATCTCCGCCCAGGTCTTTTTGGCCAAACAGGCTGGCATAGCCGGATATACGCATAAGTCCGGTATGCGCCGTATGGTATGTGGTCATGTTTTGATTTCTATTTGAGTTTTTCTTCGTCGAGCCGGCGTTCAATTCTTGCCAATGACTGGCGTGCCATGATCATTTGTTCTTCCAGGCGTGCCATGCGTTCAACCAGAAGCGGGCTAGCGTAAGTTGTTTTTTCCAAACTTTGTAATCGAGCTTCCGCCGCTCCGCCCCACATAAGCACGCCGGCGCTTTGAAAGGCCAAAGTTACGATAATGCCGATACTGATGCTGCGGTCTAGTTTGAAACCGCTCATAGTGTCGATGCCGTGGTTCGCGGTAATCCGGCGCGCTCGCGTTTTTCGTCCACGCTCATAAAGTCAATATCGTTGAGCGCGTTCAAAAGTGCGCTTCTCTCCATAGTCAGCGCCGGGATATTGTTTTCGTCTGGATAGATGCGTAAATCATCTCCGAACCAGTCGGACAACCAGATTGCCAGGCTATCGCCAGTTTTACGCACCAATGGCAGGATGGTTTGTCGCCAAAAAGCCAGATTGGCTTCTTTGTAATTGGCGTAGGTATTATCGCCGGGAATACCAAGCAGCATAGGTGGCACCCCGAATGCCAACGCGATTTCCCGGGCTGCTTCGCGTTTGGCATTGATAAAATCCATATCGCTAGGGCTCAGGCTCATGGCCTTCCAGTCAAGTCCGCCCTCCAGTAAAAGTGGCCGCCCGGCCGAATTGGCGCCAGAATGTTTGTTTTCCAGTTCGGTTTTCAAGCGCTCAAATTGCTCGTCGCTTAAATTCTCCGCGCCAGCGCTCCCCTTATAGATCAAAGCCCCGCTTGGCCGGGCGGAATTGTCAAGCAATGCCTTTGTCCAGACACTGCCCGAATTGTGTACATCGACCGCTTTGGCAGCAGCTTCAAGCGGGGAGAAGCCGTAAATGTCATCGCAGGGATGGAACAGGCGCATATGATG